GTACTTGATGCTACAGAAGAGATACGCACAGGTTCACTCATGGCTAGACCATGTACAAGAAGACGGTAGAGTCCACGGTCGCGTCATTAGCAACGGCGCAGTCACTGGACGTATGACACACCAGTCACCCAACATGGCACAAGTCCCAGCAAGCCACAGTCCATACGGACACGAGTGTCGCTCATGCTGGACTGTACCTCAAGGTAAGAAGCTCGTTGGTTTTGACGCTAGTGGTCTTGAGTTACGGATGCTGGCACACTACATGAATGACAAGGAGTTTACCAATGTCCTCCTCACTGAAGACATACACACAAGAAACCAGATGGCTGCAGGACTTGAAACTAGACCTCAAGCAAAAACTTTCATCTATGCTTTCCTTTACGGAGCAGGAGAAGCTAAAATCGGAAATATCGTTGGAGGAAGCGCATCTGATGGCGCAAAGCTCAAGCAGAGATTTCTACGAAATACACCTGCTCTTGAAAGTCTACGAGAACGAGTTGGTAGAGCTGCTGCAAGAGGCTATCTCACAGGACTTGATGGTCGAAAGCTTCACGTCAGATCCGAACATGCTGCATTGAACACGTTGTTGCAAGCCGCAGGTGCAATCGTAATGAAGAAGGCACTGGTGCTACTGGACGACTACGCAAAGCAGTGGAACATTGACTATAAATTTATAGGGAACATACATGACGAAGTTCAAGCAGAGGTCGCTGAAGCACAGGCTGAGAAGTATGGCTGGCTCGCAGTTGAGTGCCTCAAGGCGGCGGGTTTGGAGTTTGACCTCAGATGCCCACTTGATGGGGAATACAAGGTCGGAACAACGTGGGCAGAGACTCACTAAGGATACGATATGAAGAACGTGTACAACTTAGTGGACGACATCTACAAAGTAGTGTCCACCAAAGAGGTGGAAGACGGAGTGGACATTGATGCTGCCATTGAACAGTTCGGTGAGAACGTCAAGAACCTCATGCGTCAGGAGTTTGGAGAACAAAAGAAGCGGGACGGCAGGACACTACGCATGTCCAACATCGGACGTGAGGACCGTTACCTGTGGAACCTGTACAACGGTGTGGAAGCCAGTGAAGTAATACCGGGACACACCTACGTCAAGTTCCTCTATGGTCATCTCATAGAAGAACTGTTGTTGTTCCTCACTCGTGCAGCCGGACACGAGGTAACTGACGAGCAGAAGCAATGTGAAGTTAAAGGAATCAAGGGACACATGGACTGCAAGATTGACGGTATCGTTACCGATGTCAAGTCAGTGTCCACGTATGGCTTCAAGAAGTTCAAGGACGGGTCACTGGCTTATGATGATCCGTTTGGGTACGTAGCACAGATCAAAGGGTACGCACATTCAGAAGGTGCAACCAAGTTTGGCTGGCTTGCTATGGACAAACAGAATGGACACCTGACGTACCTACTGTATGACTCAGAGGACACACAAGCTCCTGTGTATGACCTGATCTCCTACAACATTGAGGACAGGATTGACCACATAAAAAAGCTAGTGGAGCAGCCGACACCGCCAGAAGTCTGCTACGAATCTATCGCAGATGGAAAGAGTGGCAACCAGAAACTCGCCGTCGGATGCTCATACTGTTCCTACAAAAAGCAGTGTTGGCCTCAAGTAAGAGGCTTCGCATATTCTACAGGTCCACGTTATTTAATAGAGGTAGCCAATGAGCCGAAAGTCCCAGAGATCCAAGTTCCGTAGCCTGTTTGAGAAGGACGTAGCGAAGCTGCTGAAGGGGTTTCAGTATGAACCATTCACAATTCCGTACACGATACACAGAAACTACAGGCCGGACTTTGTTCACAGCAAGTCAGGGACAGTGGTTGAGTGTAAAGGATTCTTCAGAGAAGGAGACACAAAGAAGTACACCAGTGTCAGGGACAGCTTACCGAAGCACCAGCGTCTCGTGTTCGTCCTGATGCACCCCAACAAGAAGATCAGGAAAGGAGCTACGATGACAATGGCACAGTGGTGTGACAAAGAAGGAATAATGTGGTACAGCTTAGATACATTAGAGGAGTTGATTAGTGATGTCTCTAACAATGGAAGAAATTAAGGAAAGGATACTCATGTTCTATGACCCTGACGATCTTCTGGAAGCTCTGGAGATCTCAGCAGAACAGCTGTTGGACAGGTTTGAAGACAGGCTAATCAACAGACTAGACAAGTTTGAAGAGGAGTTTGAGATTGAAGAGGAGAACGAAGATGAGTATTGATAATGCTGCGATAGCTGAGTGGGACATAGTGGCTAAACCTGAGCATTACAATAAGGGTGACATCGAAGCCATTGACGCAATCAAGGCCAGTATGTCACCAGAGGAGTTCAAAGGCTATCTCAAGGGGAACTCCCTGAAGTACTTGTGGAGGTATCACTATAAGAAGAAACCAGTTGAGGACTTACGTAAGTGCCGCTGGTACGTAGACAGGTTGATACAGGAGCTAATCTAGTGAAGGTCATTGAAGGACACTTTGGAGACAAGGATGAGAAGATACCAGTATCAGCGGTATTTGGAGCTATTTCTGGCGTGGAGGATTTAGACAAGTATGAGGACGCCTTCTGTATCGTTAAGTCAGAGGACTACGTTGTTATCTCTACGAACATGGACACGTTCCAACTGTACTTCCTGCTGGACCAGTTAAAACTATCATTGATTACAAGAGGAGACTACGAAATATAATGGACGCATATCAACAGTACATACACAAGTCCAGATACGCAAGGTATCTACCGGAGGAGCAGCGCAGGGAGACATGGCGTGAGACAGTGAACCGCTACTTGGACTTCTGGGTCAACAAAGAGAAGCTGACACGCAAGGAAGCCGACAGCCTCTTTGATGATATTCATAACTTGGAAGTGATGCCCAGTATGCGAGCACTCATGACTGCTGGTGAAGCACTTGAGCGTGACAACGTGGCTGGCTTTAACTGCTCGTATCTACCCATCGACCATCCAAAAGCATTTGACGAGATGATGTACGTCCTCATGTGTGGCACTGGAGTTGGCTTCAGTGTGGAGCGTCAGTACATCACAAAGCTACCAGAAGTTGCAGAGGAGTTTCATGAAACCGATACCGTTATACACGTCGCCGACAGTAAAATTGGATGGGCTAAAGCGTATAGAGAACTTATCGCAATGCTGTATACAGGTCAAGTTCCTAAGTGGGACATGTCTGGAGTTAGACCTGCAGGGGCAACCCTTAAGACTTTCGGTGGTAGAGCGTCTGGTCCAGAACCTCTTGAGGACTTGTTTAAGTTCACCGTTGAAGTCTTTAACGGAGCTTCTGGACGGAAACTCAGTTCTATCGAATGTCACGATCTCTGCTGTAAGATTGCACAAATCGTCGTCGTCGGCGGAGTCAGGAGAAGTGCTCTTATCAGTCTCAGTAACCTCACTGACGACAGAATACGGCGCAGCAAAACCGGCCAGTGGTGGCTTGACAATCCCCAAAGAGGACTCGCAAACAACTCAGCGTGTTACACAGAGAAACCGGACTTCGAAGCGTTTTTAAACGAATGGACTAGTCTGTACGAGTCACACTCAGGTGAACGAGGTGTCTTCAGTCGTGTCGCAAGTCAACGACAGGCTGAGAAGAATGGCCGAAGAGACGCTACGCATGACTTCGGTACTAACCCCTGTTCAGAGATCATCCTTAGACCGTACCAGTTCTGTAACTTGTCAGAAGTTGTCATCAGACCTAACGACACGCTGGACAGCTTACGTAGAAAGGTGAGGTCCGCTGCTATCTTGGGAACTCTACAGGCAACCCTGACTGACTTTAGGTACTTGAGAAAGATCTGGAAGGACAATACGGAAGAAGAGGCATTACTGGGGGTGTCCCTGACTGGTATCATGGATCATCCAGTGATGTCAGGGAGGAAGAAACGTGAAGAACTACAGTACTGGCTGGAGGAGCTTAAAAAAGAAGCTATTAAGACTAACCGCAAGTGGGCTGATAATCTTGGCATTAATGTTAGCACTGCCATCACTGCTGTTAAGCCTTCCGGTACTGTATCTCAGCTTGTGGATAGCGCATCAGGAATACATCCTAGATACGCAGAGCAGTACATCAGACGAGTAAGAGCAGATGCACGAGACCCGCTGTGTGCTGTCCTAGAAGCCGCTGGTGTGCCTGTGGAGACTGACGTAACGTCACAGACTACAAAGGTCTTCTCGTTTCCAATCAAGTCTCCTAAGAACGCTGTGGTCGCTACGGACATGGGTGCTATGGAACAACTTGAGCTATGGGAGATGTATCAGGACTACTGGTGTGAGCACAAGCCGTCCATGACGTGCTACTACAGGGACGATGAGTTCCTTGAGGTGGGACAGTGGCTGTACAACAAGTTCGACAAGGTGAGTGGCATTAGTTTTCTACCTTACTCAGAACACACGTACCAGCAAGCACCCTATGAGCCTGTGGACCTAGAGACGTACCAACAGCTCGCCAAGGGGTTCCCGAAGGAGATCGACTGGAACATTGACGAGGCTACTGATATGACTGAAGGAGCACAGCAGTTGGCTTGTGTGGCCGGGGTGTGCGAAGTGTGAACCAAAGGGGCCTTATGGCCCCTCTTGTTCTTCCTCTGGGTATATCGCTAAGGACTCTAGTATATTACCTGTCAGCATTCCATAACCTGCTGTATTACCTGCGGCCTGTAAATACTCTTTAGTCCTTGGTCTGAACTTATTCTCTAGGATTTGGTTTTCTCTACTCAAGAGATCTATTACTTGCTGCGTTTGTCCAGCAGGTGTTCCGGGAAGTGCTCCCGGACGCAGTTGTTTATTCAGTTCTGCTATTTTTCTATTGATGTCTTTAAGAAGAATAGCTTTTGGAGAATTTCTTGGAATCCCTTTTCCTGTTGTTTCTCTAATCTGCCTTAGTTCTTCCTGTAGTTTTACTTTGGCTTTTTCTAGATTTTCCCTCTGACCTAGCAAATCCTCTCCTGATCGCGCAGACGTCAAACGTTCTTGAGCTGTTTTTGGGTCTGAAACACCTGGGAACTCTTCCTCAAGATATTGAGATCTCTCCTGTCTCGCCTGTTCTCTCTTTTGTTTTCTCTCTTTAGTTGAAACAATGACTTCGTTTCTTTTAGAGTTTCCTCTCATGTCGTATTGTATAGGAGGAAAAACCACAACCAGACCGTCTCCTCCCACTGGGTCCATGCCAAACATATCATGCCTGTCCGACTGCACAACCGTTGCTTTACCTGTGTTAAGATCAAGAGAAAACCACTGATTCATGCCCCCATGTACTTTACTTGAGGAATTGATGTTGGTCTGGAAGAACAGGGTATTACTTTTTTCATCCCATCTAGGTTCTTTTTCTAGCTGTAATTTTCTGTTGGCTGAGGCCAGAAGTTCTCTTTCTTTGTCGGTTGGTTCTATACGGTCTGTTTTTTCCTTCCAGGAGAAGAACTTCTTTCGGTCTCTGACATGCGTAGGACCTAACAAATCTACGTCCCCAAACTTCTCTAGAACTCCTCTTTCTTCTGTTGTTAGCGAACGACCTCTAAGAAGCTCTCTTGCTTGGTCTTTATCCATTCCTTT